ATCGTAATTTTATTTATGACTAAGTTTCTCAAATTTCTCAAGACTCTGAAAGAGCGTGGATACGCTACAGATGTCGAGAAAGCTAAAGCGGCTGAGATGTTCAAATCTCTCGACGCTGACGATCAAACTGAAACGGCTGAACAGGCTGGAGAGGTTGCTGATCTACCGGAAACGGCTGAGGACGCTGAGGCGGCTGTGGCTGAGGATGGTGAAGAAGACGAACAGGTGGAAAAAGGTATCAAGGCGCTATTTGCTCGAGAGGGTAAGCGTATTGAGAAAGGTCTAAAGTCAGACCTTAAAACTTACATGGATGAGCAAAAGGAGCTCATGCAATCTAAGGCTGGAGCTTACCATCCAGACGTACAGGCTAAGCGAAAAGAAATTAACGCTACCTTGCGTAAGACTGTTAGCGCTATCGTTTCTAACGACACAGCGGCTATCAAGGAAATGACAACCGACGACACTGGATCTCCGTATAGTGGTTACACTATCGACTCAGAACTGTCAGCGGAAATCCGTCACCTTATGACGGAGTATGGTGTTGCTCGTCGAGAGATGGAGACCGTGCAATTGTCTAAGGGCTCATACAAAGCTAACGATCTGGTAACGGACGTAACTGTGTACTGGGTGGACGAGGGAGCTGTCGTTAACTCGACTCAAGCTGTACTCGGTCAAGAAACGCTCACTCTTAAGAAATTGGGAGCTATCGTTACTATGACTAGCGAACTACTTGAGGACACTGAAATCGACCTAGTATCGTTTATGGCGTCTCGAGTTGCTGAGGGATTTGCTCTCGCTGAGGATCAGGCTTTCTTTATTGGCGACGGTACTTCAACATATGGAGACTTTACAGGTCTACTTGAGGCGACTGACGTTAACGAAGTGACTATGGCTGGTACAACTTTCGCGTCTCTCGATGCGGATGACTTGCTGGATATGCAGGATGCAACTCCAGCCGGTGCAATGGCTAACGCTAAGTACTACTACAACCGGACTATCAAGTCTGTAATCCGTAAGTTGAAAGCAACTGACGGGACGTACATTTACCAGGCTCCGTCTCAGACTGGCCCGGCGACTGTATGGGGATCTCCAGAGGTATTGGTCGAGGCTATGCCAGCTATCGGTGATACCGCTGTCGATACATCGTTTGTATTGTTTGGTGATCTGCGAAAGGCTTGTATCTTTGGTTACAAGGGTGCGATCAAGGTAAAGCGTTTCGACGCTGGAGAGGTGCGTAATGTTGCGGATAGCGCTGATATCAACTTGCTTACAACTGATCGAGAGGCGATCCGATGGACGCAACGTATCGGTTATATCCGTATCGTGCCGACTGCGGTCACACGTTTGACAACTGCGGCGTCTTAAGTTTAAGACTCTAAAGTAAAGAACTAACTCCGGGGATGGGATCCCGGGGTTTTTCTTTTGTCTGTGTGATATCATATAGACATTATGATTTTTCAAGAGAGACAAGTCGAGGCCGGATGGGAGTATAAAATAAATGACGTATTTGGTGTTATTGATTTTAGCTCTGATACGCAAATCCCCGTCGACGTCCTGGATGATATGGTATTATTATTACTAAGACAGAACTTATCAGCTCTCACGGTAAAAGGTGAGGTCAAGCATGATCAAGGGATAGTCCGGTATACGTTCACTAAGGAGCCACAATGGGGAGATGTCTCTCCAGAGGAGGAGATCGAGTGGAATGATCCAGAGGATGCAGATATATGCGAAAATACAACTACATCGACAAAAGAAACGGAGAGCGAGTTTACTCCGATCTCCCGTTACGTCCGTCGTATTTTCAAAAAGTTACGGAGATCCGCGGAGGTACTCCGGAGCATATGGAAAAATCCCCAGGAATAATCCGCGAAAAGATGGAGATTAAAAAAACTCTCCCAGCTAAAAAACCTAAGAGAATCCGGGACCGGACTAAAACTAAAGAGACTGTCTCCCCGTTATTAAAAGATATTACTAAATTATAAATATATGGCTACATTCATTTTTACACTACAAGGATCAACTCCGACGGTAATCGGAGCGACTGATCGTTTACAATTCGCCGGAGCTGGAGGTTTCGACTCTAAGGTTACGGTCGGAGAGTATAACGATAGCGTCCACGTAAAATCTAGTGCTGACGCTGACGACTCAAGTGGTAACACTCCAGAAAATAACAAGTTTGTTTCCGCGGCTGGAGGGACTGGAGGTGACTCTCAAGCTGACTGGGGAGACGGTACTGAGGACATCGATGCAATTACCGATGCTGAGTGTTCACTCAAAATCAATTTTGCTGACGCCTCGTCAGTAGCTATCACTGACGCGATATTTTACGCTTACGATGGAACAACCACGACGGCTGTCCCGACCGGTGTAACTTTCCAGTGTGCAGAATCTGGAGATACTAACTTTACAAATGCTGAGGGATCAGCGGCGGCTCTGACACTTGCTGATAGCGCGGCGGCGACATCTCACGATTATTACATCTTGGTCTCAGCGAGTCCGGAGAGTGTAGGATTGAAATCAGCGTTTGCTCTCCGAGTCGAGCTCACTTACTCTTAAACACTAATTAAAAAACGAGGCTCTCTTGAGACTCATATACGCTTATGCAAAAGGTACGCTGGATTACATCTCTCAATAACGGGGAGACTCTATACGAGGAGCGAGGTAACTTTAAAACTATTAAAGGCGAGCTGTCTCCGTGGCAACGCCTTTTAGTGTATATACAGGATAACTCTCTGGAGATTACATCGATCGCTCTTACCTACGACGAGAGGACTCGTTTTAATTTACCGAGTGCTGGCAAGAGTCCTAAGTTTCACGCTTTCAGTCTGGCCGCCAAGCCGGTGAGTTTCCTTTTCTTTAGGAAACTTGGTGGGAATGTGATCGACGGTCAGATCGATCGAGAGACCGCTGATCATTTTGCTGTAATAGAGGCGACGTATGAGGACGGTAATAAGATCCAGTTATGGGTCGACGAGGCAAATGGAAATTGCTGGACCTTAATAATTAAATAGTATGGCTTTTACTCCAGAAGAATTAGAAATCCAGAGAGAGATCTCACTCGATCATTTGACTGATCGGGCTGAGTATTTAAAAACAAATCCACGGGAGGCTCCAAAGAGTGTCCGAGACAATGCAAAGCTGGCTCCGGGTCAACTAAAGGCTAAGCATTTACTTGAGTACGGACGGCCACTCCAAAGCTACAGAGAAAAGATTATCAAACTATAAAAGTAACAAAATACTATGGACACAAAAATAAGGACAATTGTAAAGACACTCAGTTACCGGTTTTTCGTTATGCTCTCACTCATCGTGACTGGTTTGCTATTTGCCAAAGACGTCACATGGATCACTAAATTTGTAATTTTTAGCTGGACAATCGGGCTGGCTATGTTCTTAATCCATGAGAGATTATGGGTAGCAACAAAGTTTTTAAAAAACGGGGTCAAAGATACTAAGGCTAGAAGTATTTTAAAAACTATTACCTGGAGACTTACGTCGCTCGTAGCAATGTTTTTAATTACTACTTTTGTTATGGGCGCAACCGCCAGCGAGGGAGCTGTATACGCGCTGGTGAGTAATGCTTTCTTTGTTTTTATTCATTACTTTCACGAACGAGCCTGGAATAAAGTTAACTGGCAACGATAACCATGATACAAGAAACTAGTTTAAATACAGAGGTATATACTCAGTACAATGTCGATCCATTTAAGCAATGCGCTCTGGAAAAGACTTTGTGTGAAAGTGGGAGACCTTTCTTTTTATGTTCGACTCTTGGTGAGGCTGTAATAGCTGGACTCGACATCGATTACTCCAGCCACTACATCGAGGGCAATGATCTCGAGATACCGTTTGTCAGATATATGGGTACAGGCGGTCCGGTGTATGTCTCTCAAGAGGGTATCTTTAAAATGAGTGGAGTTGTGCCAAAGGGATCGGTTGATAATACATCTTTATGTAATTTCTTAATCAAGGTTATGGCCCGTCTCGGTGTGACAGGAACGCATGTCGAGGGTACAAATGACGTCCTGGTTAATGGCAAAAAGCTCAGTGGAGTAACGTGTGGGACGGGAGTCGGAAACGGTCTGGAGTTTGTCGGTATGTTTATTTCTTTGCATGTGGATTTTGATCGGGCTGACAAATCTATGAGGCTGACAAAGCACGACGGAGATCTCCGTAAAAGGGCTGGATCACTTAAAGAGGCGGCTCCGGACGTGACAGTCGAGCAAATTTATAGCGCTGTTATAGCAGAGTTATCAAGCTCAAATTTCAGCATTACCGAGATTGAGCAGATAAATCAAACGATCCAGGATGACGTCGAGCGTAACGAGTCCCGGATATTCAGAAACGACTCATTTATAAAAAACGGATATGTCGATACTTAAAAAACCTTTTACACAAATAAACGCAACCACAAAACAGCTTGATGTCAATAAGGACATTAAGATTAAGATCGGTGACGAAAAACAGTCCGAGTTTTTTCCGAGGGCTAAGATAGAGAAGTGGGATAATGAAGTAAACTTTTCTATAGGGATAAAAGAATTGCCGGAGGCGACTGACGTAGTCGAAGATAAAGACGGTGTCATCTCATGGAAACGAGGTGATAAAAAAGTACGTTTCTATGAAAAGGATCGATTTATGCCAGAGCAAGTCTCAGAGCTTGATCGTTTATTTAAGCAAATACATGAGCCGGAGAGTGGTGAGATGTTTGAGATGGATATTGTATTTGATACAAAACCAGCCTCCAACGTGGTCGATTTTTCGATCGAGACAAAAGGACTCGACTTTTTATATCAAGGGGAATTGACAGAGGGAGAAAAATCTAAAGGCTACCGCCGGCCGGAGAATATACTGGGATCGTATGCGGTATATCATAAGGATCGAGCTAAAGCGAAAAGAAACGCTGGCAAGTATGAGATAGGAAAGGCTTTCCATATTTATCGTCCGTATGCTACAGATGCTAACGGCGATCGTGTTTGGTGTGAAATAAATATTGATACAGAAAATAACGAGGCCAAAGTCACAGTCCCACAGGATTTTATTGATAACGCCGCGTATCCAATTGTAGTCGATCCGACTTTCGGTTATACATCGATCGGAGCCTCAAGTGTACAGATAGGAGGTAACTCGGTTGGTAATAGGATCGGATTTTTGGAGAATCTCCCGGAGGATGGGGATGTCGAGTCGGTCACAGTTTATCTGTCTGCTAGCGCGTCATACACAACCAGAGCCGCGTACATATATGGAGGATCAGCCGGGTCGGTAGGATCGTTACTAGCAACGACTAACACAGCCACAGTCGCAACGGCGGCGGCCTGGAATACGTTTACGTTTGCGACGGCTTACTCTGCTACGTCTGGAGATTTTTGGTTACAGAGTCCTTTCTCTGGGGATAACGGGAAATCAGCTCCCCGGCTGACTATTTATTACGATACAGGTGGAGCCACAAATGAGGGCGCTCAGTATGCTAGTGACGCCGGTTATACATACAATACAAACATATACTCTATATATGCAACGTATTCAGTCGCGTCGACTGATATTGAGGCTGAGCGTGATGCTGAGGTCTTTGGTGGATCTGAGGACGGCCGGTTATTTGGATGCGAGGATTTAGAGGGTGAGACACTCCCGGCCAGTTTTGACTCCGTAGCTGTTCGGTTTGGGTCCGGTACGGTCACTCTCGACACTACCGGGAAAGTAAATGGAGACGACTCGATTGAGTTTGTTAACACAGCAGAGGCCGGGATCGATGCACGGTTTAATGCCGGACAGGATTACGACGAGATATGGGTTAAAGTGAGTGGATTTTTTCCGACTGGTTTCGCTTTCGGAGTGAGTGGATACTCGGGTTTCATAAATATTCTTAATTCAGCGTTGAGCATATCGGCGATGAATTTCAATATTGAGGATTATGGAACTATTCGCCTCACGGCAAATAACGGATCTCTCGGATATACGAACACAGCTATCGACTTGCCAGTCAACCAAGTTTTTTCTCTCCAAGTGCGGATATTACAAGCCGGACCGTCTGGTCGGTTGCAAATATGGCTCGATAACGATGTCGAGGGATCTCCGGATTATGATAGTGGGGTCGTTAATCTTGGGAGTTATGATCAAAGGATTTTCCAGTTTGGTAAAACATACGTCCCGGAGGCGGTCGACGAGTATTACCTCGATGATGTTTGTGTCGATAACGCCTTTATCGAGGCTCCAGCGGCTAGTACAGACGTAAATGATGAGCGTGATGCGGAAGTATCCGGAATTGATACGGCAACGGCTGAGCGAGACGCTGAGGTTACTGGTACTGATACGACTGAGGCTGAGCGAGACGCTGAGGTGTCTGGAGTCAATACTAGTACCGCTGAGCGTGACGCTGAGGTGTCTGGAGTTGACGCCTCTAACGCTGAGCGAGACGCTGAGATATTCGGCTCTCTAGGAGCAGACTCGGAGCGTGATGCGGAAGTGACTGGAGAGGATACGGCTACCGCTGAACGTGATGCGGAAGTGTCCGGATCAGATACGGCTACCGCTGAGCGTGATGCTGAGATCGATGGATCACTGGGAGCAAATGCTAGTCGAGACGCTGAGGTTACTGGTACTGATACGGCTACCGCTGAGCGTGATGCGGAAGTGACTGGAGAGGATACGGCTACCACTGAGCGAGACGCTGAGGTTACTGGTACTGATACGACTGAGGCTGAGCGAGACGCTGAGGTCACTGGATCAGATACGGCAACGGATGAGCGAGACGCTGAGGTTACGGGATCTCTCAGATCTAATGACGAGAGAGACGCTGAGGTCACTGGATCTGATAGTGCTACCGCTGAGCGAGACGCTGAGGTTACTGGTACTGATACGACTGAGGCTGAGCGAGACGCTGAGGTTACTGGATCAGATACGGCAACGGATGAGCGAGACGCTGAGGTTACGGGATCTCTCAGATCTAATGACGAGAGAGACGCTGAGGTCACTGGATCTGATAGTGCTACCGCTGAGCGAGACGCTGAGGTTTATGGATCCGTTACCTCCACAGCTAATCGAGATGCTGAAATCTCCGGAGACGGAGGTGAGGCTGACGAGCGTAGCGCTGAGGTTACTGGAGTTGATACGACTGAGGCTGAGCGTGATGCTGAGATCGAGGGAGCTCTTGGAGCAAACGCTGAGCGAGATGCTGAGGTCACGGGATCACTGGGAGCAAACGCTGAGCGAGATGCTGAGATCGATGGATCTGATACCGCTACCGCTGAGCGAGACAGTGAGGTGTCTGGAGTTGATACGACTGAGGCTGAGCGTGATGCAGAAATAAGCGGATCTGTTGACGTAACAACTGAGCGAGACGCTGAGATCGATGGATCAGATACGGCGACCGCTGAGCGTGATGCAGAGATATCCGGAGTGTTTGTCAGTAATGACGAGCGTGACGCTGAGATCGATGGAGCTCTCGTCGCTAGTGCTGAGCGAGGAGCTCTTATCTCTGGGGATAGTGGAGATCCTTACTGTCCACTCCCCACTCCGTACACGGCTAAGACATCCCCTTACACTGAGAAAACGGGGATATATGGTCCACTGGAAAAAAGAAATTGTTAACAATGATATAATAAACGACATATGTATACGGCAAATATTCAGCACGCAATGGAGCTTATAAAGGACACTTACGGCGATGACGTCCGAGTCGTCGCAACCGCTAACACAACGGGGATCCATTTATCAGCCGGAGTCGGAGGTTATCTAGCTAAAGTAAACGCTTAATATATGTCAGCAAAAGGATACACAAATGAGGGACAGATCCAAAACTTTGGGCTCGTCGACATCGACGATACTTTTGCGGCTAGTCAGCTCGATGAGTGGATCGAGGCGGCTGAGAATATCATCGACAAGATTACTGGTCGCAATTTTATTGCTGGTCCAGCGACGGCTCGCCTGTTTAGTGGAGACGGATCTAAGGAGTTACTTATCGACGATGCGACAACTATCACACTCGTCGAGGTAGGACTGGACGATTATGGTGGAAACTTTATAACAGTCGGAGCAACCGGGAGCAATCGGTATTTTTCTCATCCAGCTAATCACGTCGCCGACTTAAAGCCAGCGACCAAGCTGACTCTCCGTGATCGATCCTGGACCGCTGGGATCCAAAATCATCGTATTACTGGGACCTGGGGATACTCAGCGGCCGTACCAAAAGATATCCAATTTGCGGCGACTGTGTTCGCTTTCGGGATCATTAACCAGCAACGTCAAAGCGGTCAGAGTATCAAGTCTGAGCGTATCGGTAACTATCAAGTCGCTTATAATAGCGAAAATGGTAAAGATAGTTGGGGAGACTACGAGCGAGCTGTACAGATACTCGACGCTTACAAGCGATATCATCTCTAATTATGTCCACTATTTCTCGATTGTTTACAGAGTCGATAGCCGTGACGCGTATGACGTGGGTCGGAAACTCATCGAGCCAGGGATCGGCTGGATCTTTTTCTGGACACATCCAGCAAGCCCGTCCGGAAACGGCTGAGTCTATCGGAGAGGAGTGGAGTAAAGTTTTCTCTATATGGTGCGCTCTAGGTACTGACGTGACTGAGGGAGATAAACTTGTCGTCGCCGCTGGAGATTATGCCAGCACGTATAACGTCCAGCAAATACAGAAAAACGCTGTCGGGATAAATACTCATCTTGAGCTCGTCGTAACACTTACACAATGATCCTCGAAATAAAACGGATGGCGGTATGTGCCGTTAGTCTTTTAGTCCTCACTCTTATTCTGTCGATACCGTCCGAGACGGTTTATATAAAAGAGTCAGATCCTACTCCTCAAGCTGAGGACGATCCCTCGATACCAACGGCTCCGGAGCCTCAGATACTCGCAACTACTACAACCGCGACAACGACTGAGCCGGAGCCGATTAAAGAATTACCTCAAGGAGTTAACTGTCTCGCTGACTGTCCGTTAATTCAGAACTTAAATAACTTAGTCGAGAAAGTTGTGAGACTTACTTTCCATGATAAGCCGCTGCTAATTGCTATAGCTCGATGCGAGTCGACCTTTAGGCAATGGGATCCAAAGACAGGGGAGCCACTAAGCAATCCAGGGAGCTCAGCGACCGGAGCGATGCAGCTAATGGCGTCATATCATAGAGAGCCGGCGAGTAATCTCGGATGGGATATAGACACTCTCCAGGGGAATCTCGCTTATGGCGAGTACCTTTATGATACTGAGGGCGTTACTCCGTGGGAGGCGTCCCGTTATTGCTGGGAGGGAGCAACGGTGACTCTAAATAAGGATATTTCTGATATCCTGTCGTACTCCCCTACCCTCTCTCCGGTCCTCTAAAACTCTCGAGAGGGGTCTTTTCGAGATATGATGTCGGTGGGGGAGAGGAGTGGTATACTTTTTATATATGGCAAAGAATGAGGTCAAACTAATCGGCTTAAGCGGCTTGCTCGCGGCGATCAAACGTAATCCAACTCGAGTAAAAGCTCGAGCTAGGACGATGATCCAGCGTGGTCTCGCGGTTTATCGGTCCGGAATTATTAACGATCCCTGGAGGATAGGCGGTCGCGGCGGTGGTGCTCCGGTAAGTAACGATCCTCGCTACAGATCAAACAGTAATAAAGGATATCAAAGAGCTCGATCTGGTAATCTCCGGGATACTCATACGACTGAGATCTCTGGACTCCAGGGATGGATCGGTCCAAACACTCAAGCCGCTCCTTATGCGGCGGCCGTACACAATGGAACGAGACGAGGACTCCAAGCTCGACCGTGGCTGGATTACGTCAAGAAAAATAAAGCTGGAGATATCTCACGTCTTTATCGTGGTATGCTTAAACAAATCGGATCAGATTTTGCTAAATAGTTATTTATGTATCAGTTACTCATCGCAAAAATAAAAGCAACTCTCACGGCTACGACTGGAGTCGAGTCTTTCAGTACGGTCCCGGGATCTGAAATCACATCCTATCCCCACGTATTTTTTAAGCCGGATGGTTTCGGTAATGAGTTTTCTAGCGGTCAAGAGAATGAGATGATCTTTAATTTTATAATGATCGTGATGGTCTCCGCTGAGGGAATCGGAGGATCTCCCGGTAAAGCGTTTGACGAGACTCTCCCGTATGTCGTGGATCAGATTATTGCTCAGTTTAATGCTGACTGGGACCAGGGGACTATCGATGGGCATCGAGTCCGGTCTTTAGTCGACTCAGCGAGTGCCTGGGAGTTATCTGAGGAGAGTAAGGGACTTGTCGCCTATGCTCCCCTTTCCTTACAAATTAAAATGCAGGTGGACGTATAGTCTGTGGTATTATTAAGTTACTTTAAAAGAGTTATTATAAATTATTGCTTATGGAAATTATAGGACGAAATATAGAGATCGGGATCGCGACTGAGGCTAGTCGAGGATCCGCTGAGACTACCGCCGACAAGTGGGGTCGTAAGATGTCGGCTACTATTGTCGAAAAAGCGACTCATACAGTCGACGAAACGACTCGAGGAGTACTCGAGGATGGTGAGGGACGTCGAGTCGTACAGCGCTACGTCGAGGGAGATATGGAGGGGATCGCTCATGCGGACTTACTCGGATACCTTTTCGCTAATTTGTACGGTATTGCCGTGGCTACAGAGATCGAAACTGGAGAGGTTTACTCTCACGTCTTTAATCTTAAGCAAACAATCCAGCACCAATCGCTAACTCTTTTCGCTAAAGACGGAGCTGTCCAGCAATCTATTTTCGGTAACGCTATGATCTCTGGACTTGAGATATCAGCAACCATCGACGACTATGTCCGATTTACGGCTGGCTTTATCGCCGCAACCGCCGCGAGTAATGCTGATACTCCTAGTTACGATACTGAGTACGACTGGATCGCTCGAGACATCGTGGTAAAGATCGCCGCAACTGAGGCTGGTCTATCTGGAGCGACGGCTGTACCAGCGAAAGCTCTGACGATCTCGTTTGATCAAGGTCTTATCCGGGATCATGTAATCGGATCCTATAACGCTGACGACATCTATAATGCTCGTATGATGATCGAGGGTAATATGACTCTCAATTTTGCGGACGAGGTTTATAAAGATTACTACCTAAATAATACAGCGCTTTACATGAGTATCACTCTCACGGGAGAGGCTGATCTTACAGGCGGTCAAAATCCATCGCTTGAGGTTGTGCTCAATAAGGTGCAGTTTACAGAGTGGGATCGATCGGGAGACGCTAACGACCTGGTTACTCAAGATGTATCGTTTCGAGCTTTCTATAACGAGACGGATCAAAAGCAGTCGCAAGTCACGTTGCAAAATAAGACGTCAGTATATCCAAACGTACCGACGTCATAATAAAAAAAGCCTCCCGGATATACTGGGAGGCTTTTTTTAATGGTTAGTATTTTGCTTGAAAGCGTGACTCACTCATAAACGCTAGTCTAAATATATCGATGATGGCGATAAACGCTGGGATAAATGTCCAGAAAAACATTAAAAATAATAGTCCTCTTTTGCTTTCACCTAAATAAAACCGGTGTCCTCCGATCGCTCCGGTAAAAATTGCTAACAGTATCGCTATCCCTTTATTTTTCATATGTTATCATATAAACATATTAAGCAATAAATTACAAGTTATGGAACTACAATTAAAAGAATATCGAGTAACGATTAAAGACGAGATGAGCTGGGGAGACTCAGAACAGATCCAGGCTGTCGTAATGAGCTCACTAAAGATGGACGCTAATGCTCGCAAGGAAATCGAAAAGGGAGCGGACTCTATGGATATTAAGGATATGCAGATGGACGGAGCGGTTATCCTCGACTCTAAGGTCAAGGCGGCTCAGTGTTTGATTACTAATATCGTCAGTATCACCAAGAGCGGAGAGGAGTTTGTCGAGGGAGCTCCGATTAAGTTTACCCGGGACTGGATGTTTTCACTTTCACGATCTGAGGGAGCTAAGTTAATGGCTGGGATCGATGCTATCCGGGCTAAGGCTGGCGATGAGTCTGAGGTGGTGGGAAAATAGGAACGGATCTGGAGTTACGTTTGCAACTTGAGGGCAAACGTCCAGCCGGATCCTTTATGATAATGGACATTATAGCGAGGGAGTACGGCTGGACGCTGACTGAAATAAGAGCTCTCCCGATCCCAGACGTCCTCGCTCTCTGGAAAATAATCGTCAAACGAAAGGATCTGGAAAAAGCCGCGAGTAAAAAACAAGGGCGATAGTGTATAATTTCTTTATATGGATAATCGTCAGTTAAAGCTCGTACTCCAGCTCCAGGATAATGCCTCAAAAGAGCTCCGTAAGATGACAGGTCAGCTCGGAGCGACCGGGAAAGCCGCAACTACAGCGTCTGGAGGTTTCGCGGCTATGGCTAAAAGTCTCGCCGCTGTTGCTGTCGCATACATCTCAGTCCGTAAAGCATACGACGCCGTCTCTCTCGGTGTCACTATTGCGGCTGATATGCAAACGGCTGAGGTCGGTTTGACTACCCTACTCGGATCCGCTGAGGAGGCGGCTGACACTATCAAGCGTCTTAAGATCGAGGCGGCTCGGACTCCGTTTGAGCTCCCGGGACTGACTCAAGCGACTCAGCTCCTTACCTCCGTTACTAAGGACGGAGACAAGTCGATCGATATCCTCCTCGATGTTGGTGAGGGTCTCGCGGCGATGGGTAAGGGTCAGCCAGAGCTCGACCGTATTATCGTTAACCTCCAGCAAATTGCGGCGGTCGGTAAGGCGGCCACTATTGATATTAAGCAATTTGCTTTTGCTGGTCTCCCTATTTATGAGATGCTCTCAGAGACGACCGGTAAAACTGGCGAGGCTCTTGGTGATCTGATCGAGGACGGTGGCGTTACTTTTGAGCTTTTGACTAAGATGTTTGACGAGGCTAATGATGCTGGCGGTCGTTTCCATAATGCTTTTGTAAATCAAGCCGGGACATTTAACCAGGCATCGTCCAACATGAAAGATGCTTTTGGTATCCTCATGGCTGATATCGCCGTCAAGTCTGGTCTTTTCCAGTTTCTTACAGATGCAATGATGGGAGCCTCAAATATAATGGGAGACTGGCAAGGTACGATCGAGAGAGTTAAAGCCAGTATTACAAATGTCTTTGACGTTATCGACGAGAAGACTCTTTTAATCACTCACTTAAAGGGAGCTTTTCAGTCTGTCGCTGAGACATTTAAAGAGTTACTCGGTCCGGCTCTGAGTGATTTGTGGATAGCTTTACAGCCTTTACTCCCGTATGTAAAAGCTCTCGGTCAAGTAATGGGAGGGATGCTCATTATTGCTCTCCACGCTATCATCGCCGGTCTCCGTATATTTGCGACTGTCATAGCTACGACCATGGCTGGTCTAGCTAATTTCATTACGTTTATGATCGATACGGCTGTTTATGCTTTCCGGACTCTCCAGAACGCGGTCGAGTTTCTCGCGGCGGTATTTACTGGAGACTGGGGAGGTGCGATCGATGTAGTAAAAAATCAGATAATAGATCTCGTCGACTGGGTGGGTAACTTGATCGATATGTTTGGTCGAGCTATCGATCTAGCTAAAGAGATAGGAGGAGGCGCTATCGACTTTGTAAGAAACGTGCTACCTGGTCGAGCAATCGGTGGACCAGTCCAAGCTCGGTCTCCTTATATTGTCGGTGAGCGTGGTCCGGAGATGTTTGTACCGAGTGGATCTGGAGCGATAGTCCCTAACAATAAACTCGCTGGAGCTGGATCCAGTACTGGAGTTACTGTTAACGTATACGGAGACGTCTCTGGTCGAGAGCTGGTCGCTCGAGTCGAGCAAGCTATTGCTAAAAGTATCCAGCGTCGGATCCGTACTACTTAAGATATGTCTTTAACTATTACAATCAACTCGGTCGATAGGACCAGCGAGATCTCTCAAGAGTCTCTCTCTTTAGAGATGCAATTAAGTAAGTCACCATCGACTCTCTCTTTTGATATGGACGGGATTAAGACTCCGATCCCTCTTACTGGACAGCCGGTTATTTTGACTGAGGATGGTACTGACATTTTTAAAGGTACTATCA